AAAAGCTGCGATCTATGCACAAATAATGGGGATGGCAAATGGAAATCAAAACAATACTGCCTCTGCTAGAGGACAAAGTCAAATGGGGCCAACTGGAGAAGTACCTCCTGGAGCTTCAGCAACAGATGTATCGGGAGCTGGAGGTGGCAACATCGGAACGGGAAGTGTGCCGATGCCAGGGGAAGCTGGCTTTAGTGCGGCAAATACTCAACCTGAAGGAAGCGAACAAACGCAATAAGGAATAATATGGCAACAACTTTTGATGTAAATAGAATTGGTGGTGGAACTTTTGAATTAGTTCAAGATCCTACTACTGGAAAATATACAGTCAAACAAGTTGGATTTACTCCTGTTAAAAAATTATCTATACCAGATTATACAACTACAACTGCTGGTACTACAGATACATCAAAAGCAACTACAGAAGCTACTACACAAACTGTAGCACAACAAACTACAGAAGCATTTAAACCTGCAACAGGTGGGGATAGAATAGATTATACTGGTTCAGAAATGTTGAGCCAAGCACAGCTACAAAAAGAAGCTAAAAAAATTGATCCGCAAGTTGATACAACTACAACTAGTTTAGGTGTAGCTAGACCAACTATGAGAGATATAGCTGGTGATACTACACAACAAACAACTAAATCATCATTTGAAAGACCAACTATGAGAGATATAGCTGGTGATACAACACAACCAAAAGCTCCAGGTATAGTTGTAGATAAAACACCTATTAGTCCTTTTAGAAGTTTAAGTTTAGGTGCACAACAAGTTCAAGCACCTCAAGCATATGCATCTACAACTGCAGATGCTAGAGCTGCAATGACTTCAGATGCTGCACAATTAGGTATTAGTAAAGTTGCTGCACAACCTTTAGATACTGCAAGATTTGCAGGTTCAACTGCAGGCACATTAGCTGATCCTGCTGAAAAAGAAGATGTAAAACCAGAAGCACCGACAACTGGTTTATCTACAGTTAAAACAGGATTACAGTCATTAGCTACTAGCGTAGGTAAAGTTTTAACGTCTGGGCCAATAGCTACAATTGCTAGAAGTATAGCTGCTAATATTCAAGAATCTCCTACAGACAAATTTAATAAATCTTATTTTAATGTTATGGATAATGGTAGAGTAGGAGGTAATCCAGCTACAGATGTATTTGCTGGTATGAATGCAGTTTCTGCATTTGGAGATATAGCTAGAGGTGCTCGTACTAGAATTGCAACAAGAAAAAATACTATTGCTACTAAAAATGTATCTCAAAAATTTATAGATGATACTAAAAAAATGGAAAAACAATTAGAAGAATATAATAATAAAAAAAATAAAGAAGTAGCAGATCGAGCAAAAGCAAAAGCAGAAAACAAAGAAGTCTACGGTAGTAGAAAAGAAAGCACAGGTAAAGATAGCTTTGGAGAACAAACTAAAGAAGAAGCAGCATATGGAAGTTGTTTTATTGCTGGTACTAAAATTACTATGGCAGATGGTACAACTAAAAATATTGAAGATATTATAGTTGGAGATAAAGTAAAAGGATACAAAGGTGATAATGAAGTTATTAAATTAGATCCTACATTATTAGGTGAAAGAAAATTATATTCATTTAATAATACTGAACATTATTTTTTTACTTCAGAACACCCATTCATGACAGATGAAGGTTGGAAATCTATTAAACCAGAAAAAACAAAAGAACGTGATGGTATTGAATTATATAATCAATTAAAAGGTGAATTAAAAGTTGGTGATAAACTTATAACTGAAAATGGTTTATTAGAAATTACTGATATTAAATCAAAAGATATAGAAAGTCCTAAAACACCTTTATACAATTTTAATGTTTCAAATGACAATTCATATATTGCAGATAAATATGTAGTACACAACAAAGGTGGTGGCGGTGGATCACAAAGAGTTATTTGTACAGAATTAAATAAAACAGGAGAATTATCTACAGCTGATTTAGTAAGAGATATAAGATTTACTTACAGACATTTAAGTAAAAAACATTTAAAAGGATATTTAGCTTGGGCAATTCCAACAGTAAGACATATTCAAAAATTTAAAACTTACAGAAAAGTTTGGAAACATATTGCACAACATAGAGCAAATGATATTGCATGGAGAATGAATCAAGGTAAATTTGATTTATTAGGAAGAATCTATGCAGGTATAGGTGAACCTTTATGTTGGTTAATAGGAAACTTTGTAAGTGATAAAAATTATAATTTATTAAACACTAAACGTAATAGGCATTTATAATGGCAATTGAAGCAGGGAATAAAGTTAGCACAACTGGATTAGTAGATAAAAAACCTTTTACTCCACAAGCACCCGATATGAGTAGAATGAAAGTTCCAGAATCTATGCAACCTAAAAGAGTTCAACCTCAACAAGTTGCACAAAGACCTCAGCCTCAACCCCAAGAAATGCCATCAGAAGATTTACAAAACAAAATTCAATCTCTAACAGATGAAGATAAGGTTGTACTTGATACAGTATTAGCTCCATCTGTTGCAGGCGTTCTTAAAAAACTAGCACCAGAACTTAGTCCACTTGTGGATCAATTTACTAGTGCAGAAGAGAACGTAGTTCTACCTGTCTCAGTTGTAAAAACATTTGCAACTAAAAGATATGGTGGAGCAGATGAAGCTCAAGCTGTAGAAAGTTTTATAGCTGATCTTGCATCTAGTCAAGAGATGGATCAACAAACTGTGCCACCCGAAAGTGAACAAGCAGGAGATATTGATTATCAATCAATAGATACTCAAGGAGTTTAATTTCGGCCCACAAAAATTATGGAATCGAGCTACCCTTATCCATAAGGCACTCAACCAATAGGTAAAAATAATGGAAGAAGAAAACAGAGTCTCTGAAACTGAAGAGAAAAAAGTTAGTGTACCAAATGCAAACCCATATCATAAAGATAGAGGTGAGGATGATGAAGAAACAAAAGCGTTTCTAACAGGTAAATTATCTAAATATCATCAGGAACAAAGAGACAAACAAGCAACCGCAGCAACCGAACAGAAGGACACCGATGCATCTGAAGAGACTGCAGATCAAACAGATAATCAGGCTACTCCTATCGCTGAACGCCCTGCTAACGCTGAAGACCGTGTCTTTAAAAAACGTTATGACGATTTGAAAAGACACTATGATTCTACTATTCAAAAACATAAGGAAGAGCTTTCTTCTTTACGGACACAATTAGAATCAAGTACTCAGCAATTTACACCTCCTAAATCTAAAGAGGAATTAGAATCTTGGAAAAGGGAGTATCCAGATGTCTATGACATGGTAGAAACAATTGCCATGACAAAGGCTGATGCTAGAGCAAAAGATGTTGAAGAAAAATATCAAAACTTGCAAAAGCAACAGGAACAAATTGCTAGAGAAAAAGCTGAAGTAGAACTTCTTAAGGTTCACCCAGACTTTAATGATCTTCGTCAAAAAGATGATTTTCATGAATGGGCTCAACTACAAGATCCTACTATTCAAAGTTGGTTGTATGAAAATACTTCCAATTCTAAGTTAGCTGCTAGAGCTATTGATTTATATAAAATGGATCGTGGCATTAGTACGTTATCTAAGAAAGAAGAAAAGGATGTTAAGAAAGAAGCTGCTAAAGCAATTTCTAAAACTAGAAAAAGTACTGAATCTGAAATTCCTAAAAAGAAAGTTTGGACTGTAAGTGAAATATCTAGAATGAAACCTCATGAATTTGAGAAACATGAAAAGGATATTGATCTTGCTCGTTTAGAAGGTAGGATTGAACAAAGTTAAACAATCAACTAAACTAAACTAAGGAGGGTACAACCATGGCTTTTGGAAGTGCTGGTGGATACGGAAACTTACCTTCAGGTAATTTCACTCCACAAATTTTTAGTCAGAAGGTTCAAAAATTCTTCAGAAGAGCATCAGTGGTAGAAGACATTACTAACACTGATTATGCTGGAGAAATTGAAAATTTTGGCGATACTGTTAAAATAATAAAAGAACCTACAATCACTGTTGCAGATTATGCAAGAGGTACAGCTGTTTCTACACAAGACTTAGCTGATGACCAAATCACTATGACAGTTGATCAAGGTTCATACTTTGCTTTCAAAGTAGATGACATTGAAGAAAGACAATCTCATGTAAACTTTGAAGCTCTTGCAACCTCTTCAGGTGCATACTCATTAAAAAGAAACTATGACTTCAACGTGTTGAAGCACATCTACGACAATGCTGCAACATCAGCTGGTAACACAGGTACTGATGGTTCACCAATTGATGGTGATGCTGCTACAGATACTTTAGCAGATGTAGTTTCAGCTGCTAAAACAGTTCTTGATGGGAATGACGTACCAGAAGAAAATAGATGGTTAGTAGCACCGCCTGCTTTTTTTCAACAATTAAGAAAAGCTGGTGCTAAACTTTCAGACCAATCAATCTTGAACGATGGTGGTGTATCACAAATCAGAAACGGTATGGTTACTGACAAACCGTTATTTGGTTTTAACATGTACATGACTAACGCAATTGCTGTGTCTAGCGGAAGTGCTGCAAACAAAACATTTGGTTCATCAGGTGCAAACGAATATGCATTCTTATATGGACATATGTCTGCTGTAGCTACAGCTAACCACATTGCAAAAACAGAATTAATCAGAGACCCTGATTCATTCGCTGACATCGTAAGAGGATTACACGTTTTCGGAAGAAAAATCTTAAGAGATGACGCTGTATACTCTGGTGTTATAACAATCGGTTAATAGTAGGAGGAAATAAATTATGACTGCTTATGATAGTTCAAATACAAACACTCAGATCAAAGCATCTAGTGATACTGTAAGAATCGCATCAGAAGTTGTAGATTTCTCTTCTACAACTAACGCTGCTACTGATACTTTTGATGTTATTGCTATTCCAGCAAACACAATGGTACTTGCTGCAGGCGTTGATGTATTAACTGCTGACTCTGCTGGAAACAGTGGAACAATCGCATTAGGTGATAGTGCAGACGCTGACCAATATGTAGCTGCTGCAACTGTAGCTGCTGCTGGCCAAATGGCTATTTTAGCTGCACCTTTTGCAAACAGTTCTGCTGATGCTATCAGAATCACAGTTGGTACTGGTGCAATTAATGCAAAAGTTAGAGTATGGGCAACTATGATTTCACTTGATAAAGGTGGATCAGACGCTGACACAGACTCACAAACAGTAACTTTTAGTTAATAAATATATTCATGGGGGGAGCAATCCCCCCTTGATATTTAACAGGGGAATACATTGGCTACAACATATTTAACTTTAACTAATAGAACTCTTAGAGAATTAAATGAAACTGAATTAACTTCAGCTAATTTTAGTTCTAGTAGAGGTATACAAACTGCAGTAAAAGATTTTGTAAATAAATCAATTCATGATATTTATAATGAATCTGGTGAAATACCATTACTGCATAGTACTACTACTAAAACTACAAATACAGGAACTCAAGAGTATTCGTTAGAGTCAGATATGAGAAAAGTAGATTGGGATTCTTTTTTCTTAAAACCTAGTGAATTAATTACTAACGGTGAATTTGCTACAACAATAGATAACTGGACAACAGATACAGGTTCTCCTGCACATTCAAGTTTAGGAAATGGTAGATTAAGTTTAAGTAATGCATCTTCTTATCAAGCTATATCTACAATAGTAAATAAACAATATAAAATTCAAATAAGAGCATTTGATACTAATGCTGATGGAGATACTTTAGCAATTAAAGTTGGAACTTCTGCAGGTGGAACAGATAATTTAAATGCTACTTTAACTGTAGATGATTATGGCAAAGGTAAAATATTTGAATCTACATTTACTGCTACAGGTATAACTAGCTATGTACATTTATCTACATCTGGAGATTTTACTGTAGATTATGTAAGAGTATCAAGACAAGATATAACTCCTAGAAAGTTAAAATATATTTCATATGATAATTGGTTACAGTCTTTTAAAGAAAGAGATTCTAAAAATGATGATGGTGTATATGCTACTCCAGAATTTGTATACAGAAAACCAGACTATGGATACTTTGGATTAAGCCCAATACCAGATAAAGATGACTATACTATTGAGTATGATTATTTTATAACTCATACAGATTTATCTACATATACAGATACTATGTCATTACCAGATAGATTTGCACCACTAGTAATAGATAGATCTAAATATTATACTTATATGTTAAGGTCTGATGCTCAACATGCATCTATGGCAGAAAGAGATTATCAAAGAAAATTAAGATTATTAAGAGTAGATTACTCTTCAAGACAAGAGTATATGAGAGACTCAAGAATTAACCAAGGAACTAGAGTACAAATAGTATAGGAGATATTATGGCTATAAGAGATGATGCAAAATACGCAGAAGATAATATGGATTATAAATCCAAAAAAAATGCAATGCAAAAAAATAATAATATGGAAATGGCAGGTGGTGTGTTTAGTTTAAGTGATTATAACAAATACAAACAAGCTGTTGAAAAAGATAATGTCATGGAAGTATTTCCAGACAAATCAATTTTTGAATTAGAAAAATTAAGACAATTATACGAAGCAGAGAAAGCACGTAAAATGCAGGGGTAGTTAATGCCAGCTACTGATTTAATATCCCCATACGTAGTTAGTTGTGCAGGAGGTCTAGTATTAAACAAAGATGTTTTTTCAATGGCCCCAGGTGAAGCACTTATATTACGTAATTTTGAACCAGATATTAAAGGTGGCTATAGAAGAGTAAATGGTACAGCATTATTTAATTCAACAATTATACCTACAGGCTCAAGTAATTCAAATACTATTGTAGATTGTTCAATTATATTTAACGATCAAGTTATTGTAGCAATGGGTGGTGATATTCACTATGGTACAACATCTGGAAGTTGGACTACAATTGCTACAGGTTTAGGTACATCAACTAGAACATATGATTTTGAAAAATATAACTTTAATGGAACAGACAAAGTTATAATTGCTACAGGACATTCAGCTGCACAAACAATAGATACTAGTTGGACTGTAGATCCTATAAACGCAACAGATGGTGGAACTGCACCTACAAATCCTAAGTTTGTAAAAGCATTTCAAAACCATATGTTTTATGCTGGTGCTACTAATCCACAAGAAGTTTTATTTAGTGCACCTTTTGCAGAAGATGATTTTACTACTGCTGATGGTGCAGGTTCATTTAAAGTTGACTCTAATGTTGTAGGATTAAGAGTATTTAGAAATGAATTATTTATATTTTGTGAAGATAGAATTTATAAATTATTAGGTTCTTCTTCTGCTGATTTTGCAGTACAAGAAGTAACTAGAAATATTGGTTGCAGAGATGGTGGTAGTATTCAAGAGATTGGTGGTGATGTTATATTTTTAGCACCAGATGGATTAAGAACTATTGCTGGTACAGCTAGAATTGGTGACGTTGAACTAGGTTCTATTTCTAGACAAATACAAGCTAGAATTGATGAGATAACTTTAGATAGAGTATCATCATTAGTTATTAGAGATAAATCTCAATACAGATTGTTTTATCCAACAACTGCAGGAGCACAAGGTTCAGCAAAAGGAGTTATTGGTGTATTAAAAGCAAATGTTAATACAGGACAAATTGGTTTTGAGTTTTCAGATATGATTGGTATTAAACCATCATGTACAGATTCAGATTTTATAAGTGCAGTAGAAACTCAAGTATTTGGTGGCTATGATGGTTATATTTATAAAATGGAAGTAGGTAATACATTTGCTAATGGAACTGCAAATAATACAATTGTAGCTACTTATAGATCTCCAGATATGGTTATGGGTGATCCTGGTTTAAGAAAATATATGCAAAGGGTTAATCTAAACTATGAAGGAGAAGGTACAACCGTTGATGCTGAGTTAGCTGTAAGATATAATTATGATGACTCAAATACCCCACAACCAAACGCAATAAGTATTCAATCTGCAGGGGGTGCTGCATTATATGGTACAGCATTATATGGTAGTGGTTTATATGGTGCATCAGGAACACCACTTATAAGACAAACAGTAGAAGGCTCTGGATTTGCAGTCGCTTTAAAAATAGATGATAGAAACCAAGCAGACTCATTTTCAGTTAAAGGATTTCAATTAGAATTTACTCCAGGAGGAAGAAGATAAAATGGCAGGATACTCAACACGACAGTCAACTTATACAACAGGTGACGTTATTGCAGCAGCAGATACTAATGATGAATTTAATCAATTAATATCTGCCTTTAATGCAAGCACAGGACACACGCATGATGGTACTGCGGGTGATGGTGGGCCTGTATCTGTATTAAGAGATAGCAATGCATATAATAGAATTTTATTAGATACTTCTAATAACCATTTAGAATTTTATGTAAATGTATCTTCTTCATCTGTACAACAATTAAGAATAGAAGATGGTGCTATTGTACCTATAACAGATAATGATATTGATTTAGGTACAGCTAGTTTAGAATTTAAAAATTTATATATTGATGGTACTGCTAATATTGATAGCTTAGTAGCAGATACTGCTGATATTAATGCAGGTACAGTAGATGCAGTTATTGGGGGTACAACTCCTGCTGCTGGTACATTTACTACATTAACTGCAAATACAAGTTTAGCTTTAGCATCAGGTGCAACAGTTACAGCGATATTAGATGAAGATACAATGTCATCTGATAGTGCAACTGCATTAGCTACTCAACAATCTATTAAAGCATATGTTGATACTCAAGTTGCTACAATACCTGTAGGAGATATTACTGCAGTTAATGCTGGTACAGGTTTATCAGGTGGAGGTACAACTGGTGATGTAACTTTAAGCATAGATACAGGAACTACAGTTGATTTATCAACAGCTCAAACTTTAACAAATAAAACTTTAACTGCACCAGTTATATCTACAATTTCAAATACTGGTACAATTACATTACCTACATCTACAGATACATTAGTTGGTAGAGCAACTACAGATACTTTAACTAATAAAACTATTGATGCTAATGGTACTGGAAATAGTATTACAAATTTAGAAGTAGCAGACTTTGCTGGATCAGCAATTATACTTGAATCAGAAGGTATTAGTTCAAATGATAATGATACAACTTTACCTACAAGTGCAGCTGTAAAAGATTATGTAGATACTCAAGTTGCAACAGCTAATGAATTATCAGAATTAACAGATGTTAATATTACAACTCCTGCAGATGGATCATTATTATTTTATGATACAGGTACATCTAAATGGATTGATAATGTAGTATCTGGAGATATTACTATTGCAGATACAGGTGTTGCTGCTATTGGATCTGGTGTTATTGTTAATGCAGATATTAATGCTAGTGCTGCAATTGATGCAACTAAAATTCATGATGGGTCAATATCAAATACAGAATTTGGATACTTAAATGGTGTAACATCTGCTATTCAAACACAAATAAATGCTAAAGAAGATACAATTACTGGTGCTGCAACAACTATTACTTCATCAGATTTAACAGCATCTAGAGCTTTAATAGCTAATGGTTCTGGAAAAGTAGCTGTATCAACTGTAACAGATACAGAATTAGGCTATTTATCTGGTGTAACATCTGCTATACAAACACAAATAGATAGTGCTGCTAGTGCAGGTTTTGCTGTAGCTATGGCGATTGCACTTTAATGTTGACATTTTTAAAAAAACGAGTATAATATTATAAATAAGGAGAAAATAAACAATGGCACAGGATTTTGAATCAACTGGCACACAAATCACAAACTCTGAAACTACTCTATTAACTGCAGATTCTGACGATGCTATTATTGGTTTAAGACTAACCAATACTACAGCTAGTTCAGTAACTGTAGATGTTTATATTGATAAAGGTGGAGTAGGTACAGACAGATATGTAGCAAAAGATTTAAGTATTCCACCTGCTAGTTCAGTTGAACTAATTCAAGGTGGTGCTAAAATTGTATTACAATCTGGTGATGTATTGTATGGTTTAGCTAGTGCAGCAACAAGTGTTGATGCATGGTTAAGCAGAGTTGATAGTATTAGTACATAGGAGACAACATGAGTGAAGTAAATGGAACAGTATATGTAGGGGATAAACCTGCGTCAGAAGATATTTACCATCATGCACAAGTGATGGATAAGAAAATGGAAATTGAATCTGCAGTACTTGCAGGCCCAGTTACTTTTACTGAAACAGTGACAGTAACAGGAACATTGGTAATAATTTAATGAGTAAAATTGAAGTCGATACAGTCGCACCACAATCTGGCACAACATTAACTGTTGGTGAATCTGGAGATACAGTAGATTTATCGAATGCAACAGTAACTCTTCCAGCAGGGGCAGTAGATTTAGTAAGTGATACTACGCCACAATTAGGTGGTAACTTAGATATTAACTCAAAAGAAATTACAGGAAGTTTAATACCTTCTACTACAGATACTTACGATTTAGGTTCATCATCTAAAGTTTGGGCTAACATATATACTGGAGACTTAAATTTAAATAATGAATCAAAAACAGGTAATGATGTTGATGGCACTAAAGGTTCTTGGACTATTCAAGAAGGATCAGAAGATTTATTCTTAATAAATAGAAAATCAGGTAAAAAATATAAGTTTAAACTAGAGGAGATTTAGAAATGGCTTTTATCTCCAATGGCACTACAATTTTAGATGCTGGTGCATTTCAAGCTAGTCTAGGAAATTTAGTTTTAATATCTGAACAAACCGCATCAGCTTCAGCCTCAATAGAATTTACAAGTGGAATAGATAGCACCTATCCAATATATCGTTTTGAGTTTATAAACTGCCACCCAAGTAATAGTACAGTTCCATTTCAAGTTAATTTTTCTAGTGATGGAGGTTCTAACTACAATGTAACTAAAACTTCTGCTGGTTTTCAAGCCTATCATAGGGAAAATGGTACAAGTCCATTTTTAGGTTATGCTACTTCATTACATACTGCACAATCTACTGGAGAACAAATGATAGCTGGTGGTTCAGTTGTTAATGATAATGATAGTGGAGTAAGTGGTTCTTTAGAATTATTTAATCCATCAAGTACAACATTTGTAAAACATTATATGACTATTGCAAATTCATTTGATACATCTAGTCCACCATACACTGAAGAACAATTTTCTGGTGGATATTGTAACACAACATCAGCAGTAAATGGTGTAAGATTTAAATTTGGTTCTGGCAACATAGATTCTGGCACAATAAAACTATATGGAATAAAGGATAGCTAATGGCAGTAGTATCAGGTGGAACAACTTTAATAGACAATGGTGCTTTAGATGCTGGAGTACCAACAGGAAGTTTAATATTACTTTCAACTCAAACAGCAAGTGCAAGTGCATCTATAGAATTTACATCTGGGATAGATTCTACTTATGATGTTTATGTTTTTAAATTAATAAACATACACCCATCAACAAATTCTAATTTTACTTTTAATTTAAGTACAGATGGTGGAAGTAATTACAATGTAACAAAAACAAGCACAAATTTTGGTGCTTATCATACTGAAGGTGATAATGATAATATATTAGCTTATGATACTAACCAAGATTTAGCACAATCAACTGCCTACCAAAATTTAACTATGGGAGGTGCTGCAGGTGCAAATCAAGCTGATAGGTCTTTTTCAGGAACTTTAATTCTTTTTAATCCAAGTAATACCACTTTTGTAAAACATTTTATTTCAAATAGTAATTTTGTTGATAATAGTTCTGTTGCTTACACAGTAAATGCTTATGTAGCTGGGTATGGGAATACTACTAGTGCCATCAATGCAATTGATTTTAAATATGCATCTGGCAACATAGATGATGGCATAATCAAAATGTATGGAGTAAAATAATGGGTTTAATATCTAACGGCACAACAATATTCGACAATGGCTCAATGGCATCTGGCTTTGGTGCAGATTTAAAATTTATCTCAAAAGCTACTGCTAGTGCATCTGCTAGTATAGAGTTCACATCTGGTATTGATAGTACATATAAGGAATATGTTTTTTATTTTGTAAACATACATCCAAGTGTAGATAATCCTAAATTTCAATTTAACTTTTCTACAGATTCTGGTTCTAATTATAATGTTACAAAAACTACTACATTTTTTAGAGCAGTACACTATGAAAGTGATAGTTCTGCTGGTTTGCTTTATTCAACAGGACAAGATTTAGCTCAATCAACTGCTTTTGCAAATATAGTTGATGGTGTTGGTTCAGATGCAGATCAAAATGTTAGTGGATATTTACATTTGTTTAATCCAAGTTCTACTACTTATGTTAAACATTTTATTTCCAATTCTAATACTTGTACTGATGATAATGCTACAAAAAATGTATATACTGCTGGGTATGGGAACACTACATCAGCAATAGATGCTATCAAATTCCAAATGTCTAGTGGAAACATAGATAGTGGAGAAATATTGCTATTCGGAGTAAATTAATTTATAAGGAGAACATTATGCACAAATTAGTAAATGGAATACAAGTACCTCTAACACCAGAGGAAATCGCACAAAGACAAGCTGAAGAAGCTGCTTGGAATGCAGGTGCATTCGATAGAGCTATGGCAGATTTAAGAAGTAAAAGAGATAGACTTCTTGCATCATGCGATTGGGTTATGATGTCAGATTCTCCAATAGCAGATAAAACATCTTGGGAAATTTATAGACAAAGTTTAAGAGATATTACTAACAATTTAACAAATGTTGACGATGTAAATAATGTTACATGGCCAACTAAACCGTAATTATGTCAGAAGTAAAAGTAAATAAAATAAGTCCACGTTCAGGAACTGATGTCACTTTAGGTGATAGTGGTGATACATTTACAGTACCTACTGGAGTAACTTTAGATACTTCTAATAGTACAGTTACATTGCCTGATGGAACAGTTACTAATGCTAAAGTAAATGCTTCAGCAGCTATAGATTATTCTAAATTAAATTTAACTGGAAATATTGCATTAGCAGATTTATCAGCAACAGGAACTAAAGATGCTACAACCTTTTTAAGAGGAGATAATACTTTTGCAGAAGCTGGTGGTGGTAAAGTTTTACAAGTTGCTACTGTTAATTGGGGTGGAGATGTAAATACAAGTAGTGGTAGTTATGTACAAGCAGATTCAGATTTTGAGGTTTCTTTAACACCATCATCAGCAAGTAATAAAATTTTAATTCTTATGAATGGTGGAAATGCTTATGTAGGCGAAAATAGAGAAATGAAAGTTAGAATGCATAGAAAAATTGGTGCTGGTTCATATAGTGGTATGAGTGTAACAGATGTTGATAGTAATACATCACAAGTAGGTTATGTAATGAATGCAATTAGTGCTGCTGGTCAAATGCAATTACCACACAGTTTCAGTTTTTTAGATACTCCTAACACTACAAGTGCAGTTACATATACACCATATTTTAGAAGTGAAACAGCAAATGCAGTTTATTTTAATACAACAGATGGTGGTAACTGGAATGTAAGTTTAACTATTATGGAGATAGAAGCATGATTATAGAAGCAATACTTAAAATAAATCCTAGTGCAATCGTAACTGTAAGAGGAAATGATATTGATACTTGCGAAATAGAATGGCATAAAAATACTACACCTATTTCTAAAGAAGATATTAAAGCTATGATACCAACTGTTGAAGCTGAAATAGAACAAGAAAAGCAAGACGCAATAAATAAAAAAGCATCTGGCAAACAAAAACTTTTAGACTTAGGATTGACAGAATCCGAAGTAAAAGCATTAATAGGAGTATAATATGGCTAGTATACTTAAAGTAGATACAATTCAAGATCAAGATGGTAATAATATTATCAACGAGAGTGCTGGTACTATTACTATTGGTAAATCTGGGGATACCGTACAAGTTGCTTCAGGTGCAGAATTTGTAGGTGGTGGTATTCAATGGCAATCAAGTATTGTTACAGGAACAACTTTATCAGCGGTAGCTGGTAATGGTTATTGGATTGATACAACATCAAATGCTTGTACTGTTACACTTCCAGGATCAGCAAGTGTTGGAGATACAATAGAATTTTCAGATTATGCAAGAAATTGGGCAACAAATAATGTTACAATAAACCCTAACAGTTTAAATTTTCAAGGAAACTCATCTCCTAATCCTGTCTATGATGTTAATGGTCAATCAGTAAGAATAGTTTATTCTGGTGCAACACAAGGTTGGATTCCAAGTGTTGATGATGATGTTACTTTAGAAACTCCACAGACTTATTCAGTAGATTTTTTAGTTATCGCTGGAGGAGGTGGTGGAGGATTTGATAGAGGAGGCGGAGGCGGTGCTGGAGGATATAGAAATTCTTACTCTACAGAAACATCTGGTGGTGGAGGTTCTTCAGAAAGTTCTTTAACTTTTAATGGTGGTACAGTTTATACAATTACAGTAGGTGCTGGTGGTGCTGGTGCAACAGGAAGTCCAGCTAATGGTGTTGCTGGTACAGATTCTTCACTTTCTGGTTCAGATATTACTACAATCACATCAAATGGTGGTGGAGGTGGTGGTAATGGAAATGGCCCTATTACTAGTGGAGATTCAGGTGGTTCTGGTGGAGGTGGTAGTGCTACTACTACTGGTGGAGGTCAGCCTGGAACTGCTAATCAAGGTTATGCTGGAGGAAATGGAAATTCTCCAGCTTTAGAAGCTGGAGGTGGTGGTGGTGCTGGAGAAGCTGGCAATACAGATGGACAAGCATATGGTGGAGATGGTTTATCATCTTCAATAACAGGTTCTGCTGTTACAAGAGGTGGTGGAGGAGGTGGAAATATAGAAAGTCCAACTCAACCTCCAGGAGGAGATGGTGGTGGAGGAGATGGTGGTACTACAGGAGGTGTTTTACCAGGAAACGGAACTGCTAATACAGGTGGTGGTGGTGGTGGAGGTCAATCAAGCTCTCCTGGTACTGGTGGAGATGGAGGAAGTGGAGTTGTAATTTTGAGAATGCCAACTGCAAGTTATTCTGGTACTACAACAGGAAGTCCAACAGTAGGAACATCTGGTTCAGATACAATATTAACATTTACAGGAAGTGGAACTTATACAGGATAATTTATGGCACATTTTGCAAAATTAGGAGTAGGAAATATAATTCAAAGAGTTGAAGTAGTATCAAATGATATTGCAACAACCGAACAAGCTGGTGTTGAATTTTTACAAAACCTATATAAAGATAGAGCAGTTTGGAAACAAACATCTTATAATACACATGGTGGTATTCATAAATTAGATGGTACACCATTTAGAAAAAATTATGCTGGAATTGGTTATACTTATGACCAAACTAGAGATGCTTTTATTCCACCAAAAACTTATAATAGTTGGATATTAAATGAAACAACTTGTCTTTGGGAAGCACCAGTTGCTTATCCTACAGATGGTCAAAGATATAATTGGAATGAAACTAATCAATCTTGGGATTTAATAGAATAAAATTAAATTAGTGGTGTGAAAAAATTTAATAATCCATCTTGGTCTTTTAAGTTAGATAAAGTTTGTACCTATGCTTATTGGGAAAAAGCATTTACTCCTGAAGAATGTAAAAAAATAATTAAAATTGGAAAAGATAAAGGTTTAATTAAAGGAAAAACTAAAGGTAAAACAGATGCTAGATTAAGTCAAATAACTTGGTTAAATCCTAATGATAATTTAGATTGGGTGTATAGAAGAATTACAGATATAGTTTTAAATCTTAATGATAGATTTTTTCAATTTGATCTTCATGGTTTAAATGAGGGATTACAATTTACAAACTATAAAGCACCATCTGATAAATATGAAAAACACATTGATAGAGCATTAAATATGGTAATAAGAAAATTATCATTATCAATTCAACTTACTAATTCTAAAGAATATGAGGGTGGAGAATTAATCTTATATGAAGATGAAAAAGGTACAGAAATGAAAAAAGAACAAGGAACATTAGTTTTATTTCCATCTTATATGTTGCATGAGGTAAAACCTGTAACAAAAGGAGAAAGAAATTCTTTGGTTGCTTGGGTAACTGGAAAACAGTTTAAATAACAAAGTTGATACTTTAATTTTATATGGCAAAAGTAAATTTTTTACACTTTGTACCAAGACCAAAACCTAGAAAAAGACCAGGGGTTCATAAGAAAAAATTAAATAAATCACAAAAAAGAAGTTATAAAAAATATAATAGACAAGGAAGATAATTATGGCAACTACACCAGATGATACTCAATTACAAAAAGGTGCAATAGCTCCTGCTCAAGCTGAGCAAACAGGAAGTCAAAAAGCTGTTACCTTAATTGAAAATATAGTAGCACAGCCAACGCTTCCTACAGGCACAACTGTATCACCTCAATTACAACAGTTAGGTACTGGGGAGTTAATGGCTACGCCAGGTGTTCAAGCACCTGTGACTGCTGCTGCTCCAACTGCTGTTACAGCTCCAACTATAACAGCTGCTACGGCTCCAACTGCTACAACTACAACTGCACCAACTGCACAAGCTGCAGCACAAATGACTGCTGCTCAAGTAGCAGGGGTTACTCCTACAGCTACTGCTGCACAAGGTACTTTAACTGCACCTGCACAAGCTGCTACAGGTGCTATTACTGCTGATGCTACCGTTAAGGGCCAGCTACAATCTTTACAACAAGAAGTAACTACAGCTATACAATCGGGTAATCCTTTACCTGTATGGGCTAGAGGTGCTGCTAAGGCTACTGAAGCTGCCATGAATAGAAGAGGTATGAGTGCTAGTTCTATGGCTGCTGAGGCATTAGCTGAAGGTATTATGAATGCAGCTGTACCTATTGCTGCTCAAGATGCTGCTACGTATAAGGATATGATATTCCAAAACTTAGCAAACAATCAACAAGCTAATATAGTTAATGCACAATCATATTTACAAATGGATATGGCTAACTTGTCTAATAGACAACAAACAAGTTTAGCTAATCTAAATGCAAGACAAACATTTTTATTATCTGACCAAGCTGCACAGAATGCTGCATTACAATTTAATGCACAAAGTCAGAATCAAGTTAATCAATTTTATGACAATATGTCAGCACAAATGGCAGAACAAAATGCTGTTAGAGCTGATGCTATGAATCAATATGCAACTAGTGAAGCTAATAAAATAGCTGCACTTAATGCACAAAATCAAGTTGCTGTTGATGAAGCTAATGCTGCTAGAGAAGCTGCTATTAATCAGTTTAATGCAACATTAGAAAGTCAAAGACAACAATTTAATGTAAACAATCAAAGAGAAATAGATCAATCAAATGTAGTTTGGAGAAGAGCAATCAATACAGCAAACACTGCTGCTACGAATGCTGCTAACCAAGCGAATGCTCAGAACTTATTAAACTTATCTAACTGGGCTTTATCTGCTGCATGGCAACAATGGAGAGATGAAGCATCATGGGTAAATACTGCATCTGAAAATGAAGCTAATAGAAATCATAATTTAGCTATGGCTGCTTTAGAAAGATCTACTGCTATAGACTTACAAGATCAATCATCTAAAGATGCAATGTATCAAATGATCGGTAAGTTTGGATTTGATCTATTAACTAGTCCATAGGAGGATAAATGAGTATTGGAAATATATTTAAAGGTGCTGTATCAAAAGCTGCTGGATGGGTTGGTGGAGCCATTGGTGGTGCTATAGGTGGGCCTACAGGTGCAGCTATAGGTAAAGGTATTGGAGAAAAAGTAGGTGGTTTATTTACTAAATTACCAGGTGCATCTGAACAACCATGGTCACCCATAGATACTTCAGTAAGTATGCCAAGCTATGGTGGAAGAATGACTTCATATAAAGCAGGTGCTGCTCAAGCCCCAGATGTTAGAATGAAAACTGTAGATGCAGAAACATTAAATGCAGAATGGGAATACAGACTTACTAAAGGTTTAAGAAACAGAAATTTATTTACATAGGAGAATCATGGATCAATTTAAAGAAGCAGATAACAATCCTTTTGATGCCCCAGTACCTGGCCAAGGGCTAACTGATAAACCAGGGAATTACCCATGGGAACATCCACCACAATATACAGATACATCAGAGGCTGCTGATTATGTTTGGGATAAACTAACTCAACCACAATTTGCAGAACAAGTTATTGCTATGCTTGATGCAGGTATACCTGTAGAAGCTATTGGTCGTATTATTATTTTTACAGGATTTGCAGAAGGTAAATGGACACCCGATGTAGCATTTATTATTACTGAACCTGTAATGAAAATGATTGCTGCTGTAGGAATCCATGGTGGTGTTAAAAAAATTAGAATGTCTATGCAAGATTTAACTAATAAAAAATCTTTACAATCTATTATACAAATTAAAGAAAATAGAAAACAATTTGAAACAATAGCTAAAGGTATTGCTAAAGATATTACAGCTGAACCTAAAATGACAGGTTTAATGGCACAACCAGAACAAGCAGAGGAGATTGAGTAATGGCTATAGATTTTGGAAGAATGGCAAGAGGTGTTGCTACTGGATATTTAAGTGCAAAGATAGCAAACACAGAAGCTAATGACAGATTAAAAGAAGATATTGTAAAACAAGCTGGTAGTAATTTTTATACAAATACTTTACCAGAATTTCAAAAGAATGAAACAAAAAGACAAGATACATATAATAAAGTAAAAGCAAGATATGGTGCTGATATAGCAAACTATATGGATCAAAATAACTTTACTGATTATGATGAAGTTGTTTCTGTATTATCAGAAGGTGATAGTTTTAATGAAGCTAAATTAAAAGCATACTTAGAAGCTACACAAGCAGGTACCTATGGTGAAAGAGCAGAAAAAAGATTTAAGACTATGGAAGACCAACAAAACTTTATTATGAATAATATGACTAAGAATGGTTTTGGTTCTAACACTCTTAAGAATCAATTAGGTTTAGGTATGCCACAAGAAAAAGCTATGATGGCTGAGGCACCTAAAGTAGAAGGTGAAATGCCTGCAGCTGCTGCACCTACTGAAGATACTACTACAACTAAACTTCCTAGCTTTGAAGACATATTTGGAGTTGAAGAAGGTGTAGATAGAACGTATACTAGTTTAGGTAGAGAAGATCAAATGTCTTTAAGAACTAGAGCACTAGCAGAATTTAATGGTATATACAAAGATGAATTAACAGGGGATACTAAAATTGAACCTGCAGTTCAAGAGGCATATAAAAATCTACCAGAAACACAACAAAAAAGTATAACTATAGAACAGTTTGCATTTGATAACTTTTTTAAAAATAGATTCCTACCAAGCTCTGGATACACATACACAAAAACCCTACCTTCAGATATTGTAGAAGCAAAAGCATTAATTAATCAATATAGATCTATTGGTGATGAAGATACTGTAAAGATAATTAAACAAAGATTAATTAACGCTGGCTACGATATTCGAGATTATAATCTTTAATACTTAATTACATGGCTGGATTGTTTGATGATATAAAGGCTAAAGGCCCTAAGCTACCTGATAATATTGAAATTAATCAGGGAATGTTTAGTGACCTATTGCCTAAAAATCAACAACAAAAATTTAAATTAACTACACAAGGTAATCCTGGTGAAAAAATAGATTTTTCTGATATAGATAAACCAGGAATGTTTGATGATTTAAAACCAAATGTACAAAAAGAAGATATTGATGATGATCAAGATCTTTGGGAAAAAGTAAAGTTTGCTACTAAATTAGGTTTTACAGATACTTATAGAGGTGTAAAACAAATAGCTGGAATTGATGCTGAGCAAATGAAAGCAGATCAAAAGAAGCTATATGAATATATGCAAGACCCAGATGGTAGTACTAACTATATGGTTGCTGCTGCATATTTTGGTAGTGCATTATTAGATCCTGCAGGATGGTTAATACCTGTAACAAAAGCTAGAACATTATATAAAGCTGCTAAGTATGGTTTTGTATCTTCTGGTATTGCAGGTGGATTAGGTTATGTAGATGAAGAATCTTTATTAGATACTAGAGCAAAACAAGCTGCAGCTAGTGCTATTGGTGGTACTATTGTATCTCCTATCATAGCAGGTGTTGGTAAAAAAATAAAAGGTGAAAAAGTATTTACTAGAGAATCCTTAGGTATTCCTGGTTTAGATGCACCTAGTATTAAATCACAAGCAGATGCACAATATCAAAAAGTTAAATTAACTAATGAAGCAGGTAAAAAAGATAGAGATGCTTTTGCTAGAAAAAAAATTACAGATGTAAAAATAGAAGATTTAGAAGATTTACCTCAAGATAAAAGTAAATTATTAAGAGGCCCTAGATTATTTTTTAGAGAAAATATATTAAAACCATATGAGCAAAAGTTTGGTAAACCTGCATTAAATTATATTACTAATGGTGAATATGGTGCAGAAGCAGGGGGTGCATTAACAGGTGGTGTAACAGGTTATGCATTTACAGATGAGGAAGCACCTATTGGAACTAAATTAGGAGTTGCATTTACTAGTGCTGTTGCAGGTGCTGTAGGTTTAGGCGGTATTAAAAGAATTAAAGTACAAAGAACTTTTGGTAAAGAAGAAGAAGCAATTGAAGTTACTGAAAGTATTGGTGATATTTTAGGTAGAAACTTTATTGATGGTTATAAATTACCTAAAGATTTTAAAAAATTAAAAGGTGAAGCACAAGGTTTTGCTAATCATATTGGCATGAGATTTTCTTTTCTTGCTAATAAAATTAAATTACAATTACAGCCAGATGAACAAAAGATATTATTTAATATGCTTGAAGGTGATATTAAGTATGGTCTTAAGCCAGGCACGTTAAATAAATTAAATAAAGAATCTAGAGACTTAATTACAGAAATTGCACAAGAGTACGTGGATATGGGATTAATATCCCCACAGACATTCCAAAGAAATAAAAATATATATTTAAAAAGATCATATAAAGGTAAGTTAGAAGATAGACCATTTGGAGAAGAACTAAGAAACAGAGGTGCTACACTTACAGTAAGTAAAGAAGAATACAATAAAATATATAAAAATCAAAAAGCATATACAACTACTTCATTAGATGCAGATAAAAAGACTGGTTTATTTAGACAAGTAGAAGGTAAAAAGAAATTAATTAAAGGTCATAGAGGTTGGGAATTATTAGGCACATCACAAAAAGAATTTAAAAAATTAAAAAAGACAGATGATGTACAAATAAGATGGGAGTATACTAAACCACAAAGAGTAGGCTTAGGTGAAATAGAAGATGCATCATTTGCTATAGCTGAAACAGGTAGAGGTTTTGCAGAAACTATAAGTCAATATAGATTTTATCAAAACATAGCTAAACAAGATTATGTTTATGACGGTATAAGAAATATACCTGCTGCTGAAAGAATTAATTACAGAAAAATGCCAACAACTGTTATCAGTAAAACTGATAGCAAACAAAGATATGGTGCATTAGCAGGTAAATATGTACCAGAAGAAGTATACAAAAATTTAGTTGCTGCTAATAGATATGTAAGAGCAGAGTCTAATACTTTTTATAAAGGTTATAGAAATTTAAATTCATATTGGAAGCTATCTAAAACTGCTTGGAATCCAACAGTTCATGTAAACAATGTTATGAGTAACTTTGTGTTACATGATTTAATTGATGCAGATTTTAAATATCTAAAACCTGCTTGGACTGCTTTAACTACACATGGAAAAGCAATTACTAAAAATGGTAAAGCTACTATTCAAAAATCTAAATTAGTAGAAGCTGCTACTAAGTATGGTGTATTTGATGCTGGATTTGTAAATCAAGAATTAAAAAATATTAAAGTAGGATCTTCATTTCCTTATAATTTTACAGATGATTTAGATCCATTTAATAATTCTGTTAATGCTGCTAGAGGTATTTTTGATGATGTTAAAAATAAAAACATACTAACAAGTCTTACAAACTTCTATCAGTTTGAAGATGCAGTATTTAGATTATCAGTATTTCAAGATAGAATTGCTAAAGGATTTAGTTATGCAGATGCTGCATTAGATGCTAGAAGAGCATTTATTGATTACAATATTGATGCTCCTGCTATTAACTGGATGAGAAATACAGTAACTCCATTCTTAGCATACACATATAGAATTATACCTATACTTGCAGAAACTGCAATAGTAAGACCATGGAAGTATGCAAAATATGCAGGGCTTGGTTATGGTTTAAATAAGATGGGTGATCTTGTTAGTGGTGGTGATGAAGAAGCTGAGAGAGCAGTTATGCCAGAAAGAAAACAAGGTAGCTTTTTTGGTATGCCATTCTTACCATATAGAAATATTAAATTACCTATGCCACAAATAGGTGATGAGCAAAAATCTTATTATGCAGACTTAACAAGATTTGTACCAGGTGGTGATGTATTAGATTTAGGTTCACCAGGGATCCCTGGATTACCTGCACCATTTCAACCATCATTTGGTTTAGGTGGTGAAATACTATTTCCTATGTTAGGTTATGATTTATTTAGAGCAGAAAAAATAAAAGGTCAAACAGGTATGTTTAAAGAAGATTTACCTATAAGACTTAATACAGTATTAGATAAACTAACTCCTAACATACCATTCTTACCTGGATCATACTCTAGTGAAAAATTAGAAAGAACTAGAAAAGGATTAGATTCACCATTCACTGCTGATCAAAGTGAGTTAGTATCTTTAATGCAAACTCTTGGATTTAAAATTGAAAGAGCAGAATTAAATAAATTAAAAGCTGGTAAAGTTTATGAATTAAAAAGAAAATTAAAAGGTTTTGAAGAACAAATAAATAAATATAGAAATGATTATAGAAAAGGATTAATTAATAGAGAAACAGCTAAAAAAGAAATAGATGTTGTTGCTAAAAAAATGAGAGAACTTTCAAAAAAATATGGGGTGTACTTTGAAAAAGCTACATACTCACAACCAAAAGAACCATTCGAAGAGATTAAAGGTCTATTCGAAAGAAAGAATTAATCTATGACTAAGAAGCCTAGAACAACCAGTGAACACTTAATATCACTTTATGGTTATATTACAGGCTTAAAAAAAGAAGTCAACACTATAAAGAATAATCATTTAAAACATATGCATGAAGACATTGATAAAATACATGGTAAAGTTGATAAACTGTTATATCTAATTATGGCAGGAATGGGTGCAGTTTTATTAACTCTATTAACATATTTTATTAAATGAAATTTTTATTAATAATTACAATGTGCTCTAGCATATATAAAAATTGTATGCCGCCAGTACAGGTTGATGAGATATTTAATAATCACTATGAATGTGCTCATGAAGGTTATACACTTAGTGCTGACATAATAAAAAACTTAGGAAAAGAAAGAGTAAATGCAGACAGAATCTATCTTAGTTTTGCATGCAAACCAATGGAAAGATCATAATATGGAGAGTGCCTATGTTAAGATTTATAAAAAAACTATGGAAAAGATACGTAGATTGGCTATTTGATTCTTATGGAGATTAGAAAAGATACAGATACAATAGTTATTCATTGCACACAAACTCCAGATACTATGGATATTGGTGCAGATGAAATAAAAAAATGGCATAAGAATAGAGGCTTTGATACAATAGGCTATCACTTTGTGATACGAAGGGATGGTCATGTTGATAAAGGTCGTGATATTAATTATGTTGGGGCCCATGCAGTAGCAGTTAATGGTACATCAATAGGTGTGGCATTAGTCGGAGGTGGTACTAAAGATATGGGCTGGGAAAATAATTTTACTGAAAGACAATTTGAATCTTTAAAAGAATTATTAGAAAAACTAATGTCAGATTATAGAGTAAAAAAAGTAATAGGTCACTATCAAGTTGATGACAAAAAAGAATGTCCATCATTTGATGTGCCAAAATGGTTAAAGGAAAACAATGTGGTTTAATTTATTAGGAATGGCTTTCAAAGCAGGTAGCCATATATATCAAAATAGACAGAAAACTAAAATGCTAATGTCTGATGCACAAATGAGGCATGCAGAGAAGATGGCAAATGGAGAGGCAGAGTATCAAGGTAAGCTACTTGAGTCTAGAAATTCAGACTGGAAAGATGAGTTTATTTTATTATTACTCTCGGCTCCCATAGTACTCCTTGCGTGGGCAGTATTTTCAGATGATCCAGCAGCTATGGAAAAGATGCAATTGTTCTTTGAGTATTTTTCTCAGTTACCTTTTTGGTATCAAACAATTTTTGTAGGTGTCATAGCTAGTGTTTATGGTCTTAAAGCAACAGATTTAATTAAAAGAAAATAATGATAGATAAAGTACTATATAAATTTTTTGAATATATAGATTTATTTTTTGAAAAGATAGAAAGTTTTTTTAAGAGAAAAAAGAAATGATTGAATTAGATTTAACATGTAAAACTTGCCACCATAATTGTCATGCTGATGGTGAACTCCATGCAGATGAGTATGGTATATGCACATGTGATGAATGTACATGTGAAAAATGTGAGCATGATAAAGAATGAAAATAAATGAAAGTACTAATATAGGGTTACCCTTACGTAACCTTTTGGGCCTAATAACTGCAATAGTTGTTGGTGCATGGTTTGCCTTTGGGGTTATTGAAAGACTGAATCAATTAGAAACGGCTAACAAATTATTTGAACAAGATTTACTAGAGGCATCTGCTCAAAAACCAATCGACCAAGAACAGTTTATGTTATTAGAACATATTGCAGAAGGGTTAGAGAAATTAACGATAAGAGTTGATGGTATGATGAACAATAGAGTTAATATTGAAAGATTACAAACAGATGTAGAAAGACTACGAATAGATGTAGAGAAACTAAAAGATAGCGTTAGAGCTAATATAGGTAAATTAAATGGGGATCATTAATGGTACAAACAGTTATTGCACTTTGTTTATTTATAAATGGCCAGTTAGTTGAACATCGTATTCAACCAGATATATCTACGTGTTTAAAGATGAAGAGAGAGGCATCTAGAAACATAGAAATGAACAATAAAAGATTTATGTGTGGCGAAGTAGAGGCAGAACTTGAAAAAAATATTGATGGAAGTATTAGTATAAACAAAATTATAAGTGAAAAATAAATGTATTTAAATGCTAACATACCTATAATAGAATGCTATGTTAGAGGTAATTACTTAAGAGACCAGAAAGATTCACACGATAAATACTTTGGTTGTGCTATATTTGGTTTTAGTTCTATACCAAATCAAGTACCTTTATTTCATTACATGATGGAAGATGGTGGGTTATGGTGGAGATCCCCTATATCAGCATTTTGTAAGGAGCCTGGTGTAAAAGAATTACCCCTAAATGAATTAGTAATGTGGGATAGCTTTAGCTACAATGTAGCTGTTACAACTTTCTATGAATTAGCAGGTTGTAAAATGCAATACATATCAAGACGTAAAGTAAAAAGAAAAGGTACTTACTTATTTACTATTGATTGGTGTGGTGGAGATTATAACGAATTAAATTTTGGTTATTCAGAAAAACCAGATCAACATAAATGTGGTCATGTACTTGAGTTAGAAGATGGTAATTATGCTATTCAACCTAACAATAGATTAAGAGTATTTGATGCATCTATGGGCACTGACCCTAATGAAAAACCTGTTATTAATAGATTAGTTAGTAGCAGAAGATGGTCAGTTGAGACTAGTTCTAAATGGATAACTGATGAGCATGAGGAAGGCAGCTACGATTATCATTTTAAGGAGTTAAAAGATGAGTAATAAAAGTACAGTAAATAAAGCAGGTAATTATACTAAACCTGGATTAAGAAAAACTATATTTAATAGAATAAAATCACAGGCATCACATGGTACAGGTGCAGGCCAATGGTCTGCTAGAAAAGCACAAGCATTAGCTAAAGCATATAAGAAGGCAGGTGGGGGATATAGATCTTAATGAGTATAACCCACTATCCAATGCTAATTACTACCTCTAGTGGTAGTGAATCTGGAATACCTTTTTATCTAGAGGTGCAACAAGGTAAAGTTCCTGGTTACTCTATGATTAATAAATTTGGATATAATCCTAGTATCGGTTCAGGTTCTTTTGAAACTATTTGGGAAACAGGAAACAACTATCCTTGGCAATCTTCGGCAGTTACTGTTGATGTAGTAAGTGATGATACTAATGACGATGTAGCTGGAACAGGTGCTAGAACTTTAAGAATACAAGGTTTGGATGGTTCTTATAATTTGGCTGAAGAGACAGTTGATATGGATGGAACAACTACGGTTACAACTACACAAACTTTTTTAAGAGTATTTAGAATGTCTGTAGAAACAGCAGGTTCATCTGGAAATAATGAAGGAACAATTACTGTAACCTATACAGGTGGTTCGGATGTAGCAGCAACTATATCGGAAGGAAACGGTCAAACACTTATGACACTATATACCATACCTGCAGGTTATACTGGTTATTTATTATCTATAAATATATCATCAGGTAAAGATCAAGAAATGGAATTTAAATTTATACAAAGAGATAATAGTGTTGCTAACGCAGCGTTTCAAACAAAACAATTTTTAGATGTCAGAGGTGGTCAAACAACAGTTATCTTTAATGCAATCAATGTAATACCTCAAAAGTCAGATATCTATGTTTCTGGAAAGGCAAGTTCTAACTCTTCTGCTTCTGCTTCATTTGATTTATTATTAGTACAGGATGGATATTAACATGATAATAACTAAAAAAAGAACAGTCGGTTTAGATTTAACCACAAGCAATCAAGATATTTATACTGTACCTGCCAACTATAAATCTAATATTAAAAGTATTTTTATTAGTAATACATCTGGCAATACAGTTACATTCAGTTTAGATTGGTATGATAGTGCAAACACTACATATCATACTATAGCAGAGGCAACCACATTAAAACCTAATGGTCTTATTCAAATAACAGAAGGATTCTGGTTATTAAAATCAGATAAGATAAGAGGACTAGCTAGTGCAAACACTTCAGTCCATATCAGTATAAATGTTGCAGAAGAATATGTACCAAAGCAATTTAGCTAGGAGATAATATGGCACTAACACAAGAACAAAAATCACTCAAGGCATGGGGCAAACAAAAGTGGAGAACAAAGTCTGGTAAACCTTCATCACAAACAGGTGAAAGATATTTACCATCTAAAGCAATTAAGGCTCTCTCCCCACAGGAATATGCAGCAACGACAGCTGCTAAAAGAAAAGGCAAATCAGCAGGACAACAATTTGTTAAACAACCAAAAAACATAGCTAGTAAAGTTAGAAAATATAGGAGTGTATAATGGCTTACAAAAGTAAAGTTAAAAAAAATAACAAAACATTAACTGCTAATCAACTAAAGATTGCATCAGTCGCTGGTGACCCTAAGAAAATTGAAAAAGCAGATTTTAAAAAATTAAAACAAAATAATAAGAAGGTATAATAATGGCACTAACAGAGTCAGAAAAGAAAAAACTAGATAGATATAATCTTGATGGTTTAAATAAACCTAAAAGAACCCCAGGACACCCAACTAAAAAAGGTATTGTTGCTGTTAGAGAAGGTGATGGGGATATTAAAATTATTAGATTCGGTGACCAGAAGATGGGTCATAACTATAGTGATGAGGCTAGAAAAAGTTTCAAAGCTAGACATGCTAAGAACATATCTAAAGGAAAAGAAAGTGCTGCCTATTGGGCAGATAAGATGTTCTGGGCAGGCCCAGGTGGATCTAAAAAGTCACCACCTAAATCACAGAAACATACTAAAGGTACATAATAACCTATGCCCGCACCAGTCGCACTTGCAGCTATTCCAATAATAACAGCAGCAGGTAGGTTTGCTGCACCTTACCTAGCCAAAGAGTTAGGTAAGTTGGGCATGAATAAGTTTGTTTCAACTTATGGCAAAGGTGCATTTAATACTTTAGAAAGTTTAAACAAAAATACTACTATGGTTAAACCAGAGGCTATGCCAATGGTTAATCCTAATTATATGTCTAGTGGTAGTGATGATGATGACACTAATGTACCGATGGTACAAGATCAGCAGAAGTCTAACCAACCACAACAAGAACCTCCAGAAGATAAAGGGCCAAACCTTGGTACCGAAGTAGCTACCGAAGCTGCATTACAAATCTCAAAAAACTTATCCAAGCAAGAAGATATTAAATCTCAAACACAAAAAGCATTAGAACCCAAAGTAGAATTTGGCACACTGACAGAAACAGAAAAGCAAACAGCACAGGCACTTATGGGTGATAAACCAGAGTTCTATTCTCGTGCTGTAGACGCTATTAAAAATGCTAAACAAAATAAATTTACTAAAGGTAAATGGAAAAGTATTGTACAGAGTAATTCTACTAAAGAAGAAATGGATTACCTTGGTTTATCAGATTATTTACAAGGTAATGAATCTATAACTAAACAAGACTTATTAGATTTTGTAGAGCAAAAAAATATTGCAGATAAACTAAGTGTAGTTGAAGTACCTTTAGAAGATCAATATGATTTTACAGCTTTTTCAATTGGAGGTGCAGGGGGTAAAAGGGCCCGTGCTAGTGAAAGTACTAGAGAAGTACTAGGTGCAGGTGATGTTAAACTTCCTACTATGGAAGGATATAAATCTTCTGTAGAACAATATGTTTTTCAAGTAGATGGGCCTAAACAATGGTCAGCTGATTCTGCACACTTTTCTGAAAAATATGCAAGGAATGCTATAGCCCATGCTAGAGCACAAACAGGATACTTTAATGCTGATGCTGTAGAAAAAAGATTAGATGAAAAAGAAGCCGAAGGGACAGCATTAAGTAATGAAGATAAAATTTTAAAAAACGCATCTAGGCAACTAGAAGATACTTTTATCGTAGATGAGATACAATCTGATGCTATACAAGATATACAAAAATATGGTACAAAAGACGATTTTGTTATAATAAAAGGTAAAGATATTACTCAAGATTTTTTACAAAAAAATTATCCTAATTATGCTGTTAGGTCTACACCAGTAAGTATACTTGAGGGTAAATCTAATCAAGAACTTAAAGATGAAGGTTTAATAGCTGCTAGAGATAATAATAACGTTTTGTATTCTGTAGATCCAGATAGAGATATAACAAGTGAACGTGGTGTGCCTGAAGTTAGATTAATGGATAATAACTTTTATGTATTTGATAAAAACACTTTAGTTACTAAAGGTTCTTATAAAACAAAAGAACAAGCACAGAAACAGGTAGATCTGAGAGGTTACGAAGCATTACCAGTAACTGAATCTAAAAAGTATGTAGAGTTAATACTAAATGCTATGATAAAAAAAGCAGTGGAAAAAGATTTAGATAGTATAGGTATAACTAATGGTCAAATACAATTTGATAGATATGAAGGTCAGCCTATGGAAGATAAGGAAGGTTTGAAAAAATTTTATGATGAAATTGTATATAAACAATTAGAAAAAATTGCAGATAAATATAATGTAAAACTAGAAACAGTTGAACTTCCTGGTAAAGGTGAATTAAAAGAATTTGATGATGTTGGTTTAAATGAACCTACAGAAGAATCAGATGCAAGAAGTATAACTCGTAGAACTACAAGAGCATTAAGAGATGGATTTGTATTACGTGAAGTATCTGGTAATTTATTAGCTAATACAATAAATGATTTAGTTACAGGTAGATTTGAGGATCCAGAAAGAGCAGATAATCCTGCAGTAACACTTCCCGATTATACCACTATATTTACTGAAACAGGTAGAGCATCTGGAGAAAGTATAATAGATAATTTAATTGCGGATAATCCAGATATTGATAATGATAAAAAATATTATATGTGGGTAGTGCCTAATACACCAATAGACAATGCATTACAATCACAACCAAACTATTCTTCTTTATCGGGAGTATGGGATATTGCTGATATTAATTTACAAATGCCAATATCATCAGTAATGCCTAGTGGTGGTACTGATATAAATAATTACAACTCTTATATATTAGAATACTTTGATAAGATGAGAGAAAAAAGTTCTGACATAGGTTATAAACATGAAATTATAAAAATGAAATTACCTAAAAAATTACAGAAAGATATATTAAGCAAGCCTATCAAACTAAGTAAAGCTAAACAGCAAACAGATAGATTATTTGCATAAAAAAAGGGGAGCCATAAAGACTCCCCCACAGCAAGGCAACACGACTCGGAACCTAAGTTATCTTGGGTTCCTTTTTTTTTGGGCCTTGCGATACAGTGATCTATCACCCCATCGCTTAGTCCAAAACCAGCTACTTAATTTAACAGCATAACCTTCTAGTTTATCCATAACACAGTTATGCCAAAAGTAATATCTAAATTTTTTGTATAATCTGTTTAACATCTTCTTGTAGTTTTTTACCAATAGTGTTAGCATGATTAATTATTGATGCACAAAGATTAGCATGAAACGGATAACCTTTAAGTGCCTCTCTAATTTTAGTAACAGGCTTTCCACCATAGTCTATAACAACAGCATTGTTTTTATTTAAACCAATCTTCAATTCAAATAATATACCAGTATACTTTGATATATCGTCTGGCTCTTTTATCTTATCCTTTTCTTCTTTCATTTTTTTCCTCGCTTGCTTTTATAAAATCTGCACCAATTCTTGGATCTAGTGGACTCAAGGCTGATAACACATTCATTAGTTTAACTACTTCACCATATGGTCTAGTCATTAAGTATCTCATAATATCCATTAACTGTTCAGATGTTATAAGATAAGTCTTAGGACTAGGTTTGTTTGTTTCTTTACTCATATTCCCTCCCTATTTATCAGTAAAATATTTATTGAGGGTATCTAAGTTTTCTTCTGCACTAGATATTTTAGTTATTAATTTATCTAATTCATTTATAAATTGTGGGTGCTCCCCAATACCCACAGATGCATTAAAGTATACCAATGCACTTGCATAAGCATCAGCTATTTCGGCTTCATACCTCTTTCTTAATGCATCTATAAGTAATAGTTTAGTATCCATTAGTAACCTCTATATTCATAGTAAGTTTTTTCAATAAACTCTTCATCACTAAGATAAGGATTATGATTCATCTTTAATCCTTGTAGTTCTTTAAGTTCATTAACTGTTTGAGATAATGTTTTATTTTGTTGTAAGCATCCACATACTAAATCAACAACTTCAATATGTGCTTGTTTCATTGCAGACATTATTTAACCTCCTGTATTAGTCTATTAAGATACCAGTTAGCCTTTTCTAAATCTTGTAAAGGCTCACCTTTAAATTTATATCTAGCAACATACTTTAATACATTACCTTTTAAATAACCATGATACTCATCATCTGTCATACAATCTCGGATAACATCAATAGTTTCTTTCTTACCTTGCTTGTAATGATTAGGTGAATTTACATTATCATGTGTATCAGCAATGGTATTAATATCATTGCTAAGAACATAAGTATTACCATTATACTTTATTTCTTTTTTAACGTTTGCCATATTCTCTCCTAATAGTTTTAATATCTATAGCCTCTAGATTATAGTCACCATCTTTTACTTCTCTCTTAACTATCACACCTCTCCACCACATGTGTTGAGTATCTCTAGCAAAGTGTTCAGAATGATTTAAATAACATCCTGCAGATAGCCCATGAATCTTTTTACCACTTGGTAAAGTAGATACAGCATAATCTAATAAATGACTATGACCTACTGTAGCAGAAACTTTATGTTTTGTCAAGAGTGTTCTACCAATATTTTCACCAGATATAGCTGAACCCATAATACCCGATGGGAAATGATGTGCATAATATATACCATCTACAACTTTAAATTGTTTGTATGGTATTTCTTGCCAACCATATTTTTTAAATTGCAGATCAGATATTTTCATAGTACCTTCTAACTCTGGATTCTCTTCTACAAATCTATCTATTCTATCTTCATGATTCCCATGCAACATAATCTTTCTAGGTTTATGTTTGCCTAGACCTTTATTAAATAAAGATAAAGCATGATGTGAATGATCCATATCTTGTTGGTATCTTCTTCCTTCAAAAGATTTCTTACCTCTATCATATGTTGATAGAGAATCCATACTACAAAAGTCACCCATACATATTACATGGGTAGCTTTTATATCTGCGGCTAGTCTACCTGCCCACAGAAATCTATCATTGCTTACTTTAGGTGTGCAATGAGGGTCACCTATAACTAAGTGCGTTGCCATTAGTTTAACTCCTTTTCACGTTTTTGTTTTAAGTATTCAATAAAGTCAATCACATTATCTTCTTCATCAAACTCTGCAACAGAATTGATTGTAAGATTTTCTTTATTGGGGTCTCGTTTATCATCAGCAAAACCTTTGAGCCCATAAACAAAAATAGTTTGGGGGTCTTGAGTTGCTGCCTTTATCATGCCTCTAGCTATTGTAGAACATAATTCATATTGTTCTGTGGTCATCTTTGCTTTGCTTTCCATTACAATACCACAAGTAAATCCTCTTTCCCAAGGCGTAATTAATACCTTGATTGCATTATTAAAATCTTCTTTTTTAGTTTTCTTTGCCATGTTTATACCAATACCTGTCTACGTTTTCTTTATTATATTCTACTACTTTATGTTCGTAGCCTCTCTTCATACTCTTTTTACCAAAGAGTTCTGCTTTATCTTCAGCATCAAATAAAACATTTGTAAATATTTTATAGTCTTCATCTTTCTTTTTTTTATATAAAACAAAGTATAAATGCATATATACTAGTGGGGAGCAGACCCCTCAAACTACTCCCCACTATCTCCCTGTGAATCTTCCTGTTTAGGATTATTCACTTGGGTATACCATACCCACTTAGGATTCTTTCCCTTAGATTGTTGTTGTGGTAAATGTTTTAAATTGTTACCCCAACAAGGTACCTTGTATGGACAGAAAGAACATACTCTATCCAAAACTCTATTGCCTGTAGGTTTACCTCTAAATGTTTCTTCTACATCATCAAAGCATTTTTTAAAAGGTACTTTATCTTTTAATGCTTTGTAGTTATCAGTAGCTTGTTTAATAAATCTATCTCTGTATTCATCTTGAATCTGTGGCGTTTCACATACTGCCCACTCTCCTGTAGATTTATTAATAGCTATCCAACCACCAAAAGGTTTCTTCTCGCTTTCAGCGTAGAGGAAACCCTGTGAGGCATAACCAAAGGAATCATTATCAACTACTTCACTAAACCCTCCCTTCTCTCCGAACTTGTGCTCAAAGGAATATGGAGATGCACTTTTAATATCCCAAACTTTGTTATCAATCTCAACATCCAATCTTCCAGAGATATTTTCTTTGTCAAATTTATACTCAACTTGTTTTTGTTCACTATCAATTTTAACTCCTGCAGATTTTAAAACAAATATAGCTAAGGCTTCTATCAAGTCACCAAATGTATTTCTCATTTTGTTATTGTATGGTTGCCCATCACCCTTGATACCCTTAGCCTCCATTTGTAATTGGCATAGTGGTCTGCCAATGTTAGACATTCTAGGCTCAAACTTATCCTGTCGTTTCTCTGAGAACTGTTTTCGCAAGGCACTTTTACATGCCTCGCCAAACTCATTTAACAAATCCTCAGAGATTTCAACAGGACTAGTAGATACTTTATCCAGATATATTTTTACTTTATCTAGTATATTATTCATTATGCTGATAATACATCTTCTGGAAGTTGATCATCTAACTCATTAACAATCTTTGCTGATTCAGCATCAGAGTCGTTAGGTGATTTATCTCTAGCTTTTTTATATGCTGAGATTACCTCTTGATTCTCTTTGTCGATTGCATCTTTAAAGACAGTTAAAATATCATTGTCTTTAGAAGTAAACTCTATTTGAGTATTTGAGTTAGGAGTGATGACAGGTACATAGAAAGTATTACCACCTCTTTTCTGTCTCTCAGTATCAAGTTTTAATGTGCATTTAAACATTAACTTACCACTATCTTTTAAACTTTTGATAGCATTACTGACAGGCAAGAACGCTGTACCAGATACTCTATACAACGCAGGCAGTTCATCTACATTGTGTACTGAACCATCAGCAAGTTTCCCACCAAAACTTACTAGACCATAGACTAATCTATAACATCTAATAGTTCTTTGTTCAACTTGTTGCTCTGGTGTTAGTTGGTCTCTTTCTTTGTATGGTACTTTACCACAATTGACACCACCTAACATATCTATAGCCTCGTCTTTATGTGATGAGAATATGATTGATCTATTTACATACTCACCTTTATCTGGGCTATAGTTCATATACTGCATACCACTTAGAAATGGTCTAAAGGTTACAGGTTTTCCATATGCAACTTTACCTGCAGTTGTATCAAACACAGAAAATTCTCCAACGGGAAGTTTATTCCCATTGTCATCTTCTGGGTTTCTATTTATTGATAGTCTAGGAATACCATCACTAGTACTCGTACCATCATCTTGACCGATTGCTTTCATTATTTGTTCGTCAGTCATCGAACTTATATTTGCTAGTTCATTTTTTGTCATTGAACCTCCTTATAAATTGATTCGTATATAACATATTTTTAATAAAATGTCAAGCATTATTTTCCAAGGAAACATGCGGATAATAACACTATATAAATAAATATCCAAAAAGTATTGCTAAGAATATCTAACATATATAAGTATCTCCATCTGTTTGTATAACTTTAAGACCTTCATATTCTGCATATTGTTTCCATGCAGAGTAGTCTTCAAAGTCTTTATTCAAATACAGAATACTTTGTGTACCTGTATAACTATCTCTAAATGCTTGATACTTTTGATATGCAGTATACTCGCTATCATCAAATTCATCTAGAGTATCTAGGGCTTCTACCATATTCCTCCTATAGGGTTATTGGTATGCACTTATAGATAACATCACTTTGTTGTGGATCTATTTGTGCTATTTGGTTGTACTTATCTGTAACATCTGATGCCTCTTGGGAATCAGCTATTATAGATTGTATAGAAAAGTAAGGCTCTGCATTTGAGAACTTCCTTACTCTAATAATTAGATTTGTTGTTGTCATGTTATAATTACCTCCTTCATATCTAACCAGTTATATCCTATTTTAGTCTCTGTGTCAAGTGGAACATTGAAATCAATGTCATAATATTCTTTAAGAGAATCTATAACTCCACTAGTACCTTGCTTAAATATTTTACACATAATATTTTCTTCACCAGGATACACATCAGCTACAATAGAATCATGTACAGTATTTACTAATAAACTTTTAACTTTGTTTTCTTTCATTAGTTTATAAATATTAATGCAAGCAAGTGGTACTATATCTGCTGTAGCAAATCCTTGCACAGGATAATTTTTAATTTGAGTACCATAACTAGAACCACCCCAAGGCATTCTCTCAGCATATGGAAAAGAATATTCTCTACCTGTAGGTATTTTAATTCTTTTAAATCTTATTGCTTCATTTTGTAAATGCTCATGCCATTCTTTAATACCTTTATACTTTTCAAGAAACTTACTATAATATTTCTTTTCATTTTCAGTACCAGATACTCCACCATATAATGGTTTAAAGGTATGTGCTTTTGCATCTTGTCTTGATACACCAATAATATCTGCAGTATATTTATGTACATCAACATTATTTTTTATATCTTCCATACCTTGTTTATCTTGTGCCATAAATACAGCAGTTCTAAATTCAAGTTGTGCAAAATCTATTTCAAGTATCTTACCATTTTTAAATCTAGACTTTACTACTTGCCTAATTGGAAATGTAGTTCCTCTAGGTTGGTTTTGAAAGTTAGGATCACGACTTGATAATCTTCCTGTTGCTGTTACAGCTTGCATAAATTTTGGGTGTAACATTCCATGATCATCTGTATGCTCTTTCATACCATCAATAAATGTAGATAGATAAGTATCTACTGCATTGTATCTAACAATAGAATCTAAAAAATCTTTTAACTCTCCTTCAGATTCAGCTGCTAATTTATTTAAAGTAATCTTATCTGATCTAAAACCAGACTCAGATACATCATAAACACTTTTAGGTATCTGATTAAACCCTGCAAGTTTAGCCATGTTATGATAAACAAATCCACTACCTTTACATTCTGTACACTTAGGATATTTTTTAAATGGTGTTCCATCTTTTTTTATTTTCTTTATAACGCCTTTACCATTACAGTCAGTGCATTTACTAGCTGTAGTTTTATATACAGGTACAGTATTAGCTTGTACAATTTTTCTAAACTGTATTCTAGACATTTGTGGTCTTCTTTTATTTTTACCTGTAGCTTTATCAACACCTATATTAAATATCTTTGACCATTCTTTTTTATCTACAGGTTTTCTAGAATAGATTAACCAAGATAATTGTTCTGGACTTGATAAAGTAATTTCAGTATCACCCATTTTATTATATACAATTTTATTTATTTTCTGACTTAGATATTCTTTTTCTGCTTTGTATTCTGCATTAACTTTTTCTAATACATTTAAGTCTACATAAATACCATTGCGTTCCATATCACTTAATACAACAAGAAACTCACCCATAGTCTTAGCAGTTTTAATTAAATCTTTATTAGCAGGTAATCTAAAGTCTGCCATCTGAGAATCAAATAGTCTTCTCGTAATAGCAACATCATTACGACCATACTCCTCTACTAAATCAGCAGGTATGTTATCAAAAGATACACCTCTGTCCATGAAATCTTTTATTCGATCATCTTTCATACCTATTTTTCTACGCTGACAACACATCTGAAGTGTTAAAGATTTTCTAATACCTCTGTTTAAAATATATTCTCCAATCATAGTATCATATACTTTACCTGTGTATTTAAATCCAGACTCTAATAACCACATCAAATCAAATTTTAAATTATGACCTATCAATAATGTAGTTTCATCTAGTACTTCTTGTATTCTAGCTACACCACCTCTACTAACTTTTTCTGAATGGTGTGTAAAATAATATTCCAAACCATATTTAGAATCTAATCCAACACTAACTAATTTATTGTTAGCATGAAATGGTGATGGGTCAAACCCATTGTTTTTATTTTTTTGAAAAGTTGTTTCTACATCTACTATTGTAATCATCCTTCGTACCTACTTATATCCCTTCTAATAACACAGCTAGGTTCACCATGATAGCCTGTTATTTTATTTTTACTTATACACAAAGTTCTATTTGTGTTTGCTTCATCTAAACTTTGATTTCTACCTATACCAATAATTAAATCAGCTTCAGCAGCTTTTCCAGTTTTAGAATTTTCCATCATATCAAACGATATACTATTTCTATTATGTGCCTCAGCAGATGCTTGAGATATTGCTATGACAGCACAGTTTCTACGCTTAGCTAACTCTCTTGCACCTGTATAAATTGCTCGTAGCTTTTCATCTGACCTAGAAAACTTACCATCTAAATTTACTTTATCTAGTTGGTCAATTACTACAACATCTGGTTTATGCTTTTCACAGTGAGCATCTATGTCATCTAATGTCCAATCAACTACATCAAATAATTTTATATTGTCTCTTACTTTTGACCATGTAAAATGTACTTCTTTCATATTGTCTGGTATATCGTCTCTAGTATATCCAGTTGAACAAGATATAGTTCTCATTTGAGTTCTTACTGCAGGTTCCTCATTTATAAATGCATGTACATTTGCACCTTGCCATGCAAAACCATCTGGTGCTGAAACTAAACTAACCCAGAAAGCAGTCTTACCTGTCTCTGGTCTAGCAAATGCAATCATTAAATTGCCTGGGCCGATTCCACCAACTTTTTCTGATAGTACAGGTATATTAAATTTCCATTTAGTAGTTACTGACAACTGCTCAATGACTTTTCCTATATCATTTGTTACAGGTTTTATATCTTCATCTGGCAAATTTTTTTTATGACCTTCAATTATTTTTGAAATCTCACTAAAGTTTGCAGGCTTACCATTAAATATTTCTGTAGCTTCAATGGCAATTTTCTGAGCAGTTTCTCTATCCACCATTATGTTTGCTATATCTTTTGCTATAGCAGGTGTTGGGTCTGTGACTTGTTTTATTTCAGTTACAAGTTCTTCAAACTTTTCTTTAGCAGTTCTAGTTAATGCAGGATTAAATTTACCTACATGCAAAGTGTATACATCATCAACTTTTAAATCGCCATCATAATCTTTATGTGCTTTCTGTAGTGACTCAAAGAATGAACCAAGTTCACCCTCAAATATACTACGAGATATAACTCCCTTATACTCATTATAAAACTTTTTATTGAGCATCATTTTAATTAGCTGTTTTTCCATCGTGTTTCCTTTCATATGCCGTTATTAAATTTTCTTATTCTATCATTTAAGTAATCAACTATCTCAGATAATCTATCAATTTCTTTTGCTAGTTTTAATCTGACTTCTTCTGCTTGTTTTAAATCTAAACTAGAGCCATGCAATAAACTTTTAAGTCTTTCTATTTCAACTTTTAGTTTTTTATTTTCTTCTTCAACGCTGTTCATCTTTACATATTTTCCTGCATCAAAGTCTTTTGAGTTAGGATTGTCTGGGTGTGGTCTATCTGTCATTTTGTTCTCCATAAAATATATTTCTTATCTGTTCGCTATTATAATATTTTAAGTCTTCTGTCAAGTGTTTAACCTTAACATTATCAAATCCTTTTCCTCTTAATTCTTTTACAATAGCAAATGATTTAGTTGTAGCGTCTCGGTCAAGTGCTACATGAATAGTTTTAAACTGCATGATATGTGCAAGATGTGTATTAGCTAATGATGTTCCCATGATAGCTATACCTGTCAAGACTCCAGATACTGCACAGGCAGATGGACAATCTTCAACTATAACTGCATCATCACATTGACCACAAATAAATGGAACACTTTTACTACCATACATAAACCATTTAGGATATACAGATTTATCTAATGCTCTACCTACTGCACCAACATATTCATCTGAGTATTTATTCTTAATCATAAACACAACTCTTTCTTGTGCTACATCATATTTAATATCTGCTCTGTTCATAGAGAATGAATCCCAACAATTATTTTGTTGGAGATACTTCATTGCTTTTTCATTTGAGTATGGAGATTTAAAACTATCTGGCACTAAAAATTTTTTAGGCTCGCCTGAAGTTTCTTGTTTGGAAAATGTTTTATTTACATATCGTATAGTCTTATCTCCTTGATGTCTACCCTTAGCAGAACATGAGGCATGAAAACAATACCAACTAATTTTATCATCAGTTGTATCTATCAATAATGTATTTGTGTTATGGCAGAATGGACAATCCATTCTTTGTTTAGTTTCTTCTGGTACTTGTAGTCCTTGTATTACTTCTACTTGTTGTGATATATTCAATGCTACTCCTATACTGTAAGTTCTTCATAGGTAATAGAGTATCTATCTGTTCTAAAAAAATCATTAGCCTCTACCTTCATTAAGTTTTCATTAAGATAGAATGCTACTTCATTTTCTATTTCTTCGTAAGTCGGTTCCTGTTTGAATGGAATTACTGCTACTGCCTCTATTCCTAGTCCTGTTAGTCTGATTTTGTATTTTTTCATTGTCTATTCCCTTATCATAATTTATATTATTTGTCAAGTTATCTTTTAACTTTTTATAAAAATTTGGGTGGTGCCAAGCAAATGTCATGTTAATAAATATTTTTATCTAGTACTGCTTCGTCAAGTAAATCTATATGAAAGTCTTTACCATTAAAAGTAAATGATATTACTGCACCATACCCATCAAGATAAGAGTTTGAACTTGTGACTCTGCCACCAATTTCTTTTATCTTATCCTCTAACTTCATAGTTAGTTTAAGTCTGTCTGGATTCTTTATCATTAGTGTTCCTTATAACTTACTTGTTTAACATTTCTATTCCAACAAGCACGACAACTGCCACACTCATTATTAGTTGTATATGCACGACACTCTTTACCTTTATGTCTTTTATCTTTATGCACACCAGATGTCCATTGCCAGAACTTAGGTATTGCACCATCAACTTCTAATGCTGATACACGCAAACATAAATTTTCTGGAACATCTTCTTCTTTAAAATGTTTTACTATTTGATATTCTCTAGTAGCTAACCAATGTTTTATATGTGGTGTCTGTCTGCATATCTCAAATATTTTTTGTAAATGCTCAACAGATTGCAAATCTCCAGAGTCAAACCAACGATGAAAAAGCCTTGATTTATCTAGGTTTTTGTACTTGATAGTCAATAATTCTACCATGTAGTCTACCCATTCTGGCATTTCTATTGCGTCATATCTTTTTTGGTATGCAACTTTAACCATAGGAAATACATAACAACCTTTATCTGCATAACATTTGTTGCATATAGTTCCTTCAATCTTAGCTAACTTCATACCTGTATTACAATACTCAGTAGGTATCCCCCAAGCAAATGCAGGCATTTTACTTGGGTTAGATAACTTACCTATCTTATCTTCTATTTGTTTTAACTTACTCATATTACTATTACTCCTAATATAAAACCAAATATAAAACAGACTATTTCAGTTCTGTAATACAATGATAGTTGATTAACTTTTTCTATTAATGCTTTCATAATATCCTTTCTCAACTAAATACTCATAAAGTTTTTTACAAGTCTTAGGTGCTTTATCGTCTAGTTTAAAATTACCAATGACTGCCTTAGCAAAGGAAGTATATCCTGTCACTCTAGGATTAGTCATAAGCATTCCATGTTGTGCTTGCATTTTTAATGCTCTTAATAACATATTCTGCTGAAGTGTATAACCATCTTCAAACACAAATGTTCTTAAGTCGTTTTGGCTATCGCCTTTTATTACTGTCATGTTTTCTCCTTGTGTTTATCTATGTATATTACAACATAAATTCTGGTGTGTCAACTAATGTGTATTTTGCAAAGCGTTTCTTTTCGCCAACATAATAATTACGATAGGCTTGAATGTAATTATCTTCTTTGTATTCTTCTGGCATACACAATGGTGGTATAAGAAATGATTTGTATTTGAATTTATCTTTTACTTTGTCTGTGAGTTTTAAAAGATTGTTTAGTATTCTGCCTGTACTGTGTACTTTGTTGTTGTATCTGTAGCGATACTGATTAAGCAAATGACCTAGCAAATCTAATGACCATAAATAATTACCTAAGGATTCTCCAACCCATATAGTCATGGGGTGTTTAGGATATGCAGGCTTGTATAAACTATCATCAATACCACAATGGCGTTGATATGCAGTTGATAACATCTGACCTGTTTCAAGTATCATCTTGACTA